CTTTACGATCACGGTGACCAGACCGAAGGCCTTCAAAAGCCTTCAGAATGTTAACCCGATCACGGGACAGCTTCCGAATGTTCCCAAGAACGTCTACAAGTGGCGCGTCCGTAAGGGCGTTACTCCACTTGCAGGACAGTCGTCCAGCATCTGCATGATCGAAACAATTTGTTACGTTCCTGCTGGTGCCGATACGGCTGATCCGACCAACGTTCTAGCCGCCGTTAGTGCCCATATTGGATCCTTGTCCAATAAAAGTTCGGGCCTCGGTGCTCTCCTCTTGTCTGGCGCTTTCGGTTAATTACCGGGAAGTCTGACTAACTTTCTTTTCTTTATTAGGAGTTAATCACTATGATAGTAATATCAGGGAGCCATGATTATGGCAACTTCCAAGCCCCAGAAAACGACTTCACAACCGAAGTTCAAGAAACTTCTTGTGAAACGTTTGAGGAGATCACTGATCTCTTTTGCGATGAGTTTATCGAGACGTGCATGGCTAGTGATAGCCGGTGCTCTCGTGAGCTCGCTGTTTATTGTTGCTCTCGTTTATCCAGAGGTAATACGGTCGACTTCGTCGAACGAATTCTTTTGGAGGACGATCGCTTCGATAGTACAGCTCTTCGCCGAAGAGTGCTAACGACGGAGGGAAGTCTTGATGAGCGTTAACTCTCAAGCTCTTTACCTTCACCTCCTAGAGGACCTGTCTAGGTACCTAAGCCGTAGCCAGTACGAGCAATTGCTCGTGTCTGGCGCGACCTCTTGGTACCCTGATTCCCCAGTGACGCAAGTAGCCGCTGTTTCCCTCGCTAACTCATTCTATAAGAAAAATATAGATGAGGTTAGCTCGGAAGCGGATGCTGCTTGCCTCTCAAAGTTCACAGACGTAAATGAACGCTGTGGCAGCTGGGAACTTAAGTGCGAGAACAGTGGTGATGAGCAACTCATAGGAGAGCTTAAACAAACTCTCTATGACTGCCTTTACCCTAATGGGCAACCTCTGGTTACCAGTTTTGGCCAAATCTTAGATTCGGCTCGAACGGGACCAGGAGTTAGCTTAGGGGCCCACGGGAACGACTTTTACACAAAGCTGTTTTCGTCCCCCCTTTCTAGCACGAAAGTGGCACTCTATGACGTTTATCGTCGCTACTTTATGCATGACCCCAACTGGGACGCCGCGGAACAACTGCGGTCCGACCTTTACGGGGATGCTTCAGTAGTAGGAGGTAAC